TTGCGCACCCAACCTGGGCCCAGTGTCATCAGGTTCGGGTCACACGTCTCAAGGTCCACGGCTATCTGCTTGTGGTGCGTCAGGTCAGGGAACTCTGTCGGGATGTTCCACGCCAGTTCCTTTGGCTGGTTCATCTGCGCAGCGATGATGCTGTCTTTTGTGAAGCCATTAGTCATTGGACTTACCCAGTATCTTATCCAGCCGTTTTGAGATTGTCTTCTCCCGCTCAGTGAACTCTCCACCCAATGCGCTGTACCCACACTTGTCGATCCACGAATCATCATGGCGGATGTCGTTGAGCAGCCGCGCTGTCTTCACCCAGTCCATCATCAACGCAACATGCTGCGGTGTGACGTACCCGTGGGTGGTCATGGCGTTGCGGATAATTGTATTCCAGCCCTCGGCAATGCGCTCAAAGTTCTCGTATGCATCCCCGTAATCCTCGGCCCTCTGTCCGTTGATATACTCCCCGGCGGTGGCTAACACTTCATCTCGTTTCATATCTCGTACCTGTATGATTTGTCCGACTCGATTAAGTAGAGGTTCTCTTTGCAGCGGGTAACCGCAACATAAAAGATCCTGTGCTCATCCTCCGGATGTTTCCCTTCAACGCAGTTCTTGGTTGACCCCAAGTATACTGCCACGTTGTCGTCCTCTCCCCCCTTCATAGCATGGATAGTTGAGATCTTGATCCTCGGCTCTTGGTAAATGTTCTCGCCTCGCCGCTCGATGGCACGGATGTAGATCTTCTCTTCCTCCGACATCTTGATCACGTCCATTGGATGCGTGTCCCTCGGTGCAATCAAACCAAACTCTTTGACCAGCATGTCATAGGTCAACAGGTCCTCGGACCCCGCAGCATCAAGCAGAGTCGTAGCCCCACGCCGCACCGCTGCAAACGCCCCCATCTTAGGGACAGCCTCGTACAACTTGCGCACCCTGCCGATGCCAATAGCCTGACCGTCCACCAGATCACGCCACACCTCCATCGCCTCGACCTTCTTCTGGCTCACAGACCAACGCCCCTTCCGACTGTAGAAGTAACCGTCCTTTTCCAACTGCTCCGCGATATCGTTGACGTACTTGTTGATCCGAGCTTGGATGGTCCACGATCCTTGGTTCAAGGGCAGATGCCACAGTGCTCCCACTGTACGGACGCTGCCTTCTTCCTCTCGAGGGTAGAACTCTTTCTCCAACCGCCCAGGTATCCGCGCAGAGATACGCATAGCAAGCTCCCAGACGCTCCGTGGTAGGCGGTAGGACTGGTTGAGTACTTCCGTCCTGTCTGTGCTTTCCTTGAACCGTTCGATGTCTACGGAGGTCCAGCGGTGGATAGCTTGGTCATCGTCCCCAGCAATCAGAACCTCGGTCGCAAACTTCGACATCTTCTCAACCATCGTCCACTGCAGCGGGGTCAGATCCTGTGCCTCATCCACAATCAGCATGTCCAAGTGCGGAGGATCCGCAATGTCTATGTAGTTGGAGATCATGTCCGTGAAGTCTACCTTGTTCTTCTTGGACTTGTACTCTGCCAATTGCTGGGAAACCTGCACCAGCTTGGAGAAGTTCAGCGAGTAATCCTCTTCGTAGTTATACTCATAGTCCAGAGTCGCTTCACGATAGACCGCCCGCATAATCAGTTGCAGGTACTTGGACCCCGATCCTCCCATCGCAGGAACAGCAACCCCGTCATCCATCGAGGTAGAATCCGCGCCTTTAAACTCCAAGCCTAGTATCTTACCCAGAGCCTTGTAATCCTCGCCGCTCATAACGTCCCCGCGCTCAAGGCCCAGACCATGGTAGCCCGTAGCATGTAGCGTTCTGAAATGTGGGAAGTCGTTCTTGGTCAGGTTAAACTTCGTGGTCGCCCGCTCAACAAACTCTCCAATCGCCTTGGTTGTAAACGAAACCACACCGATACGAGAGGGATGCACACCCTCTTGCAGCTTGGCCTCAACCCGCTCGATCAAAGTGTACGTCTTCCCGCAGCCAGGTGGCCCGAGGATTAAAGTAGCATTAGTTATCATTTAATCCTCCAATAAATCTCTGGCTTTTTTACCCGTGGTCCACTCCCACGCATAGTCGTGACGATCATCCGCGCCGTAACCCAGCTGTAAGGCTCTCATCCGCATCCTTCGCAGCGCCTTCACCTCTATATGACGCACGCGTTCTTTTGTTACATTGAAGACCTTGGCTACCTCTTCGAGGCTTTGCCTCTCGTGAAACCTGCGATTAATTACCTCTTTTTCTCGCGGTGTAAGACGCTCGGAAAACTGGTTAAGTGCGCTTATTTGAGACAAGTTTTTCTCCGCGGAACCGTTAGACAAAATATTCTTTACACTATCTAAATCTAAAAGAACCTCGGCAGACGATTTCTTTAACTTGATCTCACGCATGTGCTCCGGCCAAAGATCTTCTGGATCTTTTCCAACCATCGCAGAAACGTCCAAAGCTAGTTCTGTCCAGCCGTGTTGGTTAGTCGGAACCTGCTTCATAGTAACAAGACTGTTTACACTTGATGGACATCTATTCATTCTCCTCGCTAGATCGGAAACAGACTCGTAACTTTCTCGTATGGCTTTCAATAGACGCCCATTGCGGACAGTTATCTTGAGGTTAAAGTCATCATTGCTCATGACTCTTCCCCACTTCTCCGCTTCTCCAACCACGCCTTGATCTCATTGCGGTCCCAGCGGCTGGCGGCACGTTGTGCGTCAGCATTGCCTAGCTTGTAGGGCTTCGGAAAGTCGCCGTCACCCACCCACTTGTATATGGCGGACTCTGAAACACCGAGCCACTCCGCCACATCCTTGGCCTTCATCATCTTAGAAAGGGATGTCATTGTTAATCTCCTCTACAGGCAGGGATACATCTATGTTCTCGAAAGCAGGGACCCACCATACTCGGATCGTGGACCTTGAACCGTCTGCCTTGTTGATAGCTTTGTGCCCGTGGCATTCTTTGTTGCCGTTTAGTTGTTTCAATATCTCTTGGATCTGGGCCCTAGTGAACGCCTTGAAGCGGCGGTTGTGCAAGAACTCCATCAGCCCTGCTATTGTAAACGAGGTGAACCCCTCGTTGTCTGTCCAAGGCTTCCCGCTTATCAGTTCCTCTGGGTGCATCGCCCTGATCTGGCTGGTGCAGTAGGTGCGAAGCAGGTCCTTGAACTCACCCGTCAAGGTCAACTCTTCTGGAACCTCTTGCTTGGTGGACTCAGCCATCAGACTCTGCAACAGTTTCTGCCACGCACGAGGCTTCTGTATCGGAGGCACGACCTGGATCTGCTCCATACACGCACGTTGAAACAGGGTCTGGTTCTGTAGCTGCTCCGAGTTTAACTGCACACGCTGCCCAGATACCGTTAAGAAATACAGGCGCGGCTCAGATAACTGCACAAGCAAGCCCCCGATCTCGATGGCTGAAACCTCCGAATCACCTACACCAAACTTCCGAGACATGCATAGTTCTTTGTCGCAGTAACTCTTAAAGGGCTCCTGGTCACAGGTGTAGAAGTAAGCCTTCTTGTCCAAGCTCTTCTGCAAAGCCAGAACCTCCTTGGCATCAAGGGGCGTAGTGAACAACTGCTGGTTCATGGTCTCGAACTGCTGCACCCAATCGTCTGAGTGCTTCAAGCGGCAGTAGACACCACAGTTGAACAGCTTCTTGTTCCGGTCATCACCCACAGGACCATCGGCAAACATATGCTGCAAGCACGGTGGCCCATCGCTAAACTGTTTGCGCTGCTTCTTGGTCCGCAGCTTCTCAAGGGAAGAGATCGCAGTGGACTTGCTGTCGATGGCGTCCAAGAAAGCCTCAAGCTCCATGGACTGTACCTTCTCGTCGTAGCAATACCGCAGTGGTAACTCTGCATCGAAGTACGGCAGGTTGATGAAGTTCCCTACATCCCCACGCTCAGACAGGATCGTGTCCTGCTTTGGAAATATCTCGCAGCCGCTGTGGCCCAGAGCTACAGCCATCTCAAGCAGATACTCTCGGACCACGCTGGCCTGCTCATACTCTTCAAGGAACAAATATAGATGGGCTCCGCCCGACTTGGAGCGGCAATGCAACAGAGGAAGTTTCAACTTCTGGATCCGCGCCTGCAGTTCGTTCTGATCTAGATCATAGATGTCTATATCCAACGCACCCCAACGGCACTTGTTATCTTCGTTGATCGGTATCGCACCGATCCCCTGCTTACCATCAATGTGTCCTTGCATGATCTTCTGTGTTAACGGCTCGCGGACAATGCGACTGTCCGCCTCGGCCTTGCCGTTGCGTCCAACCTTACCGACCTTGGTCGTGCCGTGTGCAACCTTCGATCCCTCAAAGGCCGCTAGCATTCTTTGTGCTAGTGACATGCTTGGCTCCTGTTGTGAAAGAAGCAGGGCAGATCTTCCCCAAGACCTACCCTGCCAAGGCTACTTAAAACGGGATGTCGTCATCCTGTGCCGGACTCGCATGTTCCGGGTCTTTAGCAGCTTTCACTTCACCAGCCATGATCGACTCGCGGAACGCTTTCGCTTCCATCAAGAGATCGCGGTCAGTGACAAGGGACTCTTTGGCAATCTGGTAGTTGCCCCATGTACCTTGGTCATTGGACTCTTCAGTCGTAGATAGACGCCACATCGTAGCGTATACCGCAGGGGTAACCATCGCACCAGTCTTGGGATGCTTGATCTTCTGCATTGCAATCTGGGTTTTCCAGCGGCGGCTGACCTTTAACTGGCTCGACTTCATGTCTACCACCGCAGGTTGGAACCCACCGTCCTCATCAATCACCAAGCAATAGTGCTGGTCAGACTTAACCAACTCATTGCCATGCGGCAGGATCTCTTTGGAACCCTCACGCGAAGTGCGCTGCAAGATCGGATCGTTTGCAGGGATCTCACCCATGTACCCGCCACCTTGATCACGAGGCACGAACTCCAGATACTTTGTAGTCTGGTAGCATGGCACAACAACCACGCCTTCTTCCCCGTCCCAGTACTGACCAGTGACCGTGTTGTGCAAGTCAGAAGACGATGCCCCCTCGATGTACTCAGGTTTCTTCTTGTTCAACTGCGGTGACAGTGCTTGCAGGATCCGAACAAACGGTATCTGCATCTCGTCTGCTGCAAAGGATGCACCATCCCCTGCTGTTTCAAAGATATCGTCCAATACGTCTGTGCTTAACTCTGCACTTTTTGCTTTTGCTACTGCGTTAGCCATTGTTTTTTACCTCATATTTATAGTTACTCATGATATTTTTGATCAGAAGAATACGCTCTTTGACCATCGTCTTTCCCTCTGACAGGTGCGCGTATGCAGCCTTCTGAACCGTGTTCATATCAGCCTCAAGTTCCACGAGAGTTTGAAGTTCGTCTTCAATCTGCTGTTCGATCAAACGATCTTCCAATTGACGCCTTGCGGCGGCTGCGGCAATGTCCGAGTCATAGTTTTCTTTTGCACAAAAAGCAGCATCGTCATTTTTAGCTCTATCGTCTTCGTCGTACTCTTGAGTTGAGATGCGATGAATTTCATCCATCATTGATTGTTTACTCGCGCCCATTATGCTTTCCTCCGAATTTCTGCTGCGTTGTTGATGTAAGCCCCGAACATATCGAGGTCGATTGGCTTGCCGTCTGTCACCCGTTCCTTAACAAAGGCCTTGAGTGTAGACGGGTGAACGTGGGTCTTGGTCTTTGGATCAAAGCCGCGCTCTTGCAGGATGCCAACGACATCCCCCGCAACATTGTCTTCTCCCTTACCAAAGGAACAAGTCACATCGTTCTTAATGATATCATCCAACTGGTTCTCGCGAAGCCAAGCGAACGCCTCTTCCTTGCGGTCGGCAGGGATAGACGCATGAACAATCATCTTACGCGATACGGTAACACCGTCCACATCAAGACGCTCCACGCCCATCTCATCCATAAGTGCAGGGATGTTCTCTGTTGAGAGCTTGTGCTTGTCAGCCTTCAACGCTTTGAGATGCTGCTCCGCATCCTCCATCTGTGCTTCAATGTTGCGGAGCTTCCGAACCAAGTCGCTGAGTTGCGATCCTGTCCCGGTGTTGACTTGGGAGAGTGCATCCCCCTCGTCTAAGTAGTCTTCGAATATGTCACTCATAAGTTCCATCCTCTTCAGGTTAAGTTAGTTGACAAGTCATCTTGCCATCCGTAAGGTGGACTCTACTGGAGGTATGTGATGACTGTCAAGTACAATTTTAAATATAAACCATTTGACCACCAACAGGTGGCACTGGATCATGGGTGCTTCGAAGAAGAGTTCGGCTACTTCATGGAGATGGGGACAGGTAAGTCCAAGGTTCTTATCGATAACATAGGTATGTTGTTCCTCGCCGGGCAGATTAACTTCGCCTTGGTCCTCGCACCAAAGGGCGTCTACCGTAACTGGGTGACCAAAGAAATCCCCGAGCATATGTCAGATGATGTCCCGCACCGAGTGATTCGCTGGGTCGCATCGCCAAACAAAAAACAACAGGAAGAAATGCGCTCGGTTAAGGATAACTTCGCTGGCCTAACCATCTTCGTGATGAACATCGAGTCCTTCTCATCGAAGAAAGGACAGACCGCAGGCGAATGGATGTCCAAGGTCCTCGGTCCTCATGGCATGAT